TTAGAATTGATATATCTTTTCTATATAGTCTATAAATGCCTGATTTACCAGCTTTACACCGCCCGGTGTGGGATAATCTCCACTGAAATACCAGTCTCCGGTGTGCGACGAACAGGCTTCGTGCAATCCATCCAAGGTCTGATAAACAATCTCCACCTTTGCCCGTGTTCCCTTCGGAGTGAGCAATTCCACCATCTTGGCAGCAATCTCCTCATTGGTGAACGGTGCGTAAATTTCTTTCACATAATTCACCATCTGCTCTTTGGGCAACCCCGTCTGATTCTTCGACTTATGGTAAGCACGCGCGATGACATCTTTCATATCGCGCTCCTTCAAGAGTTCGATGGCAGCCTTGAATGCGATAAACTGATCCATGCTCGCCATATCGATGCCGTAGTAATCGGGATAACGCACCTGCGGAGAGGAAGATACAATCACAATCTTCTTGGGATTCAAACGGTCAAGAATACTGATGATACTCTGTTTCAGCGTTGTTCCGCGCACAATGCTGTCGTCTATAATCACCAGATTGTCCACGTGAGGTACCAGGCTTCCGTATGTAATGTCGTACACATGAGCTGCCAAGTCATTACGGCTGTTACCTTCGGCAATGAATGTACGCAACTTGATATCCTTTATCGCCACTTTCTCGCTGCGGATGCGCCAAGAAAGGATTTTCTCCAATTCCTCATGACTAGGATTATGCCCCAACTCCTCTATCTTTCTTACCTTCAGTTCATTAAGATAATTGTCGAACCCTTCGAGCATACCATAAAACGCCACCTCCGCTGTGTTCGGAATGAAGGAGAACACGGTGTGCTCCACATCATAATCTATCGCTTTCAGGATAGGGCTCACCAACTTCTCACCCAGCAGTTTCCTTTCCTTATAAATATCCATATCACTGCCCCGGCTGAAATAGATACGCTCAAAAGAGCATGCCTTCTTTTCCTTTGCCCGGTTGATTTGCGCCAGACGCATCTTTCCGGCTTTATTCAGCAGGATAGCCTGCCCCGGCTGCAACTCGTTGATGCTTTCGACAGGCACATTGAGTGCTGTCTGAATGACCGGACGCTCTGAAGCCAGCACCATGATTTCTTCATCCATGTACCAAAATGCAGGACGAATGCCCCATGGATCGCGTACAGCAAAGGATTCTCCGCTTCCTGTCATTCCGCAGATGACGTAACCTCCGTCCCACTCCTTGCTCGATGTCTTAAGCACATTGGCCAAATCAATACGCTCCTCAATGGCATGAGTAATGTCCATGCCTTTCAATCCTTCGGCCTCACACTGCACATAGAGACGCTCCACTTCACGGTCGAGGCGGTGTCCCACTTGTTCGAGCATGATATAAGTGTCGGCATACTTGCGCGGATGCTGTCCGTCGGCAGTGATGCGTGCAAAGATTTCATCCACATTGGTCATGTTGAAATTACCGCACAACGCCAGGTTCTTGGCACGCCAGTTGTTGCGGCGCAGGAAAGGATGCACATACGAAATCCCACTCTTCCCGGTGGTGGAATAACGCAGATGCCCCATATACACTTCCCCCGCAAAAGGCAAGTATTTCTTGGCATATTCGGCGTCATTCAATTGTTCGGGAGTCAAATCCTTGAAATTGCCCTGCACATTGCCAAATATCTCTGTTATCGCTCCCGACCCCAAGGCCCTTTCGCGAAACATATATTCTTCACCGGGGTTGGCTTCCAACTTCACGCACGCCAGTCCCGCACCTTCCTGTCCCCGGTTATGCTGCTTCTCCATCAGCAGATATAGCTTGTTCAAGCCATACATCCAAGTTCCATACTTCTCCCGGTAATACTCCAACGGTTTAAGCAATCGTATCATTGCCACACCACATTCATGCTTTAACGGTTCCATTCTCTCTCCTTTAACCTCATTATTTTATACTAAAAAACTCTCATTACTCTTTTCCAAAAACATCTCCATTGTTTACCATTGTCCTCCGCACTTTTCCCACTTACCGGTACATCTTGATTTTATCAACGGTTTCGGACAAGCGAATGTTTTCTGCTGTCCGGGTACGATAAAAAACAAAAATAAGTCTAAGTAATGGGAAATACGGAAATATTCAAATAATAGAATCAAAAAGACGGAATTGGGACTACGGCTGAAGATAAATCCCTGTTGTTGAAGTGTTTTTGAGCAGAATGCGTAGTTTTGTGTAATACTTAACCTTCTTCCTATGTCAATCAATGCAATGCCTGCACTGCCATAGCCCCGATGTTCCCACCGTTTCGGGCTTTTTATGAAGGCAGAGTAAGCATCTCGTTTCTCAATGCAGCCTACTGTTCCACACATAATCTACTAAAATATATGTTCTGATTCGGCTGCAAAGATACAAATATCAATTAACATAAATGCAATAAAAAACCATAAATAATTGACGAAAGCAATAAAAAAGTAAGAATAAAAATCGAAAAGAAATATTTTACTCATTTTATTAATAAATATGAATACTTACATTCTTTAATACACGAAGAAGTCTACCAATAAATCCGGCATCAATTGACATAACAAAAGCGGATAACTGAAAAATTATCCGCTTTTAGTTTCTTCGTTTCAAAAGAAAGATATATATTTGCAACGCTTTTTCAGAAAAGCACCCCGCGCTTGCAGAAAAAACAGTTGCCGAAATGGCTCAGTTGGTAGAGCAATTCATTCGTAATGAATAGGTCCCGGGTTCGAGTCCCGGTTTCGGCTCAAAGGTAAAACCATACTAATTATCTTATACTTAGGATATTATATTAATGATTTTACTAAATAACTATTCGATTTATAGATTAAAAAAAAAGGATTTTTGTCCAGTGGTGGACAAAATAACTTATCCAAAACTTATCCTTCAAATTTTAATCTATTATGGCAACTATCAAATTAACAATTTTCAAGGCAAAAGTTTTAAAGGATGGCAGACATAAAATAAGGATAGCGGTCTGCCATAAACAGGAAACTTGCTATATTGTAACACACTTTATCATTGACAACCTTTCCCAGTTTAAAAACGGACAAGTAGTAAAAAGAGCAGATGCATCCATCATAAATACCAAATTAAGAAGCATGATGAATGAACTGCCCGTGTGCCAGCAAATCAAAGGAGTAGGAAGGTAGTAGGGGACCGTATCCCTTCTTATCACAAGGCTTGAGCTGAATACCGTATCCGTTCTTGCCTCTATAACTGCTTCGGGGGATGGCTTTGCAAACCATCCTAAACCGAAAGCGAGTACAATCAGTAATATGTAAGGAAGCCATTTCATTTCAATTTGGTTTTAGCTTGCAACATTACAAATTATTTATTTGTCTCACAATCTTTAATCCTTGTGCTAATAAAATAGGGCTTCTATCCGTTAGCAGTAGATTATATCCGTCTTCCAACATAATACTGTCCTTATCGCTATGCTCATACCACCATCTATCCGAACGCCCTCCAATGTGATTCGGTGCGATTGTATTCAACCGCACCGAATTTAAAGATATTGTGTTAACCTTCATATCACTCCAAAATTAATGACTTGACAGGCTTAACATTGCACTGAATCTTGATATGCTGCTCACCCAATACACCTTCGATGTTCTTCTGCCAAATCGACCCGACACCGTAATCGACTTCAAACGCCACCCAACTCTCACCGTCCAAACTCTGATACAATACCACCTTGGACGGATGTGTATCGAATACCAATTGCAAACCAAATGTAGACGCAGCAGGCTGAAACTTATACTCCTGATTGGAGCCGGATGCTGCAAAATTGCCGGTTATATCCTTTAATGCCATAATTGTAGATTTTATAAACTTAATACCTGTTTCCGATTCTTACCATCTGCTCTGTAACTTACATGTACCCACGCGAAATTGCTCTCATCAATCAATTGGTCATAGGGCAGATTCTTGCGGATATACTCAAACAACAACTTATTCTGTTGTCTGTCTCCCGTATCGATATCGGCTGCTTCACCCTTCATGTGCTGAGAGGACTTGCTTCCCTTGACAGCTTTATTCAGCTCCGGACAGCGATAACCGCTGTTTACTGTTATAGGCTTCCCCCACCATGTGCGTAATGGGTCCAGTACGTTATCCACCAAGGCAGTAAGAGCCGTTACATGCTCCTGTCTGCATCTGTTGTTGATACCCAAGCGGTCGGCAGTCGTGGACTTGCACAGCTCCGCAATTGTAAAAAACTTCATTTCTTTTCCTCCTTAATTACTTCTTTAATATCTTCTTTATCAACCTTTAATGTCTTGCCGAAAATCAGTCTGAACGCTTCGACAATATTCAGCTCGATTCCCTTCGGCTTAAGTATGTTGCTGATAATCGAGCACATTTCCAAAAAACATACCATCAGGCAGGAATACATATCAATGTCGTAACGGCTGCCCGATGCCTTGTTTATCATCACCACCATGAAAACAAAGCTGAAGTATGTAACCATCTTGCCCATGGTTCGCCTTACCGCCCGACTGAACCGGACCTGTTCGCCCATTATGATACTCTTTCTCAGCCCGCAGGCTAAATCACATATAATCACGGCAGCAGACACTATCAGCCACGGAATCATGTGTTCTATGCTCTCCTGAACGAATGCGGTAGCTATTCCTGCCAATCCTCCGGCTACGCTCTTATCGATACCATCTCTAACTATTGCACTAATCATTTGTCGGATTAATTTTTAATGTTATATTTGCAAAACCTTGTTAACCGGACGAGAAAGCTAATCTTTATTCCCTGCCAGCCTGAGAAGGTATGCAGGGAATTTCCCTATCTTAGCCTAATCAAGATTAAACACAAGCTTGCTCGGATAGCCACGGGTATAGTCATAATTAATCAGCTCTTCAAGCGTACTTAATCCGGATACCTCGGATAGATGCTGCTGTGTGACATTATAGCATAATAATGCATACAACTCCAATTGGGCAAGCATCTGTAGTGCCACATCTATTGGAATGGTGTAATTAATCCCCTCAAACCAAAGAACGGTATCAGTCTTTTTGGTACTCTTCTCAATGTTGATGCTGTTCATCAGACCTACACGCATTTCCTTGGAGAGCCACATCTTCTTGCCGGCAAGGGTAAATTCGTTCACATGGTCAGACACATCATATTCTTTGATGCTTTTCTCCAGTTCCCGGACCAATGATTTTCTTACCGACTCTTCATCATTCGTATCACAGTCTGCCCATAATGTATCATATATATATGCTGTCCTTTCTACAGTACCTTCCATCGCAGGATAAGTAACCGTCTCTTCATTGACGCATACCAATGCCTTCTTGCCTGAATAGGTTATTAAAGGCATACACACATCAAATTCATTTCTTTCTGTTTTCATAATCATTCTGTTATAATTCGATAAAAGGGATAGCGAAACCTCCAGCGTAAGAATCTGCTTTAGCGTCAGCATAGTTACTGCAACTTGCTGTGCGAATTGAGGCGTTGTAGGATTGAGCAAAACAGCCGACAGCAGTGCTATGCAAACTGCGTTCCCCTGCGTCTATATTATCGTTGATGTACAACCATAGATAAGCATTTTCATAATTACGAGCCCCCCCCCCAACAGTCTCCGCGCAGAAAAGCGAAAAATCATAATCTGATTTCTTTACCCATTGTTCATAAAGGACAGGAAGATTTATTCCCGAATATTCCTTCTTTAGATCCAAACCTCTTTCCATGTCACATTCTTCATTGTCAGGAACACGATATGTATAAGTAGTTCTTGCAGGAATTCTGTTCACATTTGATGCGCAACGGAATTGAACAGGAAGATTATTACCTTCAGGATCCTTTCTGGCAATGTAATATGCTCCATCTAGTATGCGAAATAATCCAACTAACGGAAGATTCCAACCTCTATATATAGGAATCGATCGTTTCAGAATGCCGACTCCTGAATCCATTACCGTACCGTCAGACCATGCAACACCGTCAGCAAACTCCATCTTGGTGTAAGAGTTTACAACGGCTGTCATTACTCCGTCTGCCATTCCTTCACATCCGGGGACATTTCTCACCACGTAGTAATGCTTGCAGGCTTCCATGCCTGCGCCCGTAGACAGGTTGACAGAACCATCGGTTGTACATGATACATTGCCTTCCGGGTCTAGAAAGAATATATTCCCAATACTTCCTATCTTTGACACGAGTCCTGCCTTGGATATGCCGTTCAATAGTCTTTGGGCTTCCATTATTTCTAAGAATCCGTACCATGAGTTTCCTGTTACTCCACCAATCAAACGATGTTTGTCGGATGAACCTGATAGAGACACTGCTTTATCGCCTAATAAATTAATGTATTTAACTGTACCTCCGGCTATCACCTTCCATCCACTATTTGCAGAAATTTCATTATCTGCAAATGTTTGTGCATCAACACTATCCAAAGTGGTACAACCTACACCAAACAGGTTTAACCGGGTATGTGCCCATGTGCCTATCTCAAAACTCATCAGACAAATAATGATTTCATAGAACTCATAATACATTCCCATATATGGACGATTGGTCGCTTCGTCTGCATTCTTTGCCTGTGCGTTCTTGATTGCTTGTACTGCGGACACATATTGTGTCGGGAATCCTCCACCACTTGTTTTGTAGCTTTTTTTGAATATCTTCAAAGGTTCGGTGTATGTCCCGATTGCGTTCTTATTATAGACATAATGGGCGCAATTTCTTACATCACCTTCCAACTTGGCGGTAACACATTCACCGGGGACGATGGCAAACGGTCTGATTCGCTTTGCTTGCTTCCCTCCGATACCAAAGGGCAGCAAGGACAATGCCACGATGTTATATTCTCCTTCCGTACTTCCCTGTGGCGTATATTGGCAGGTGGTGCGTAAGTAATATAAATCGCAATCGGTGAAGTTCATCACATCTCCATCAGTTCCGTCTATGGCAATATCCCTGCCATCGACAGATTGAGTAAGTCTTCCCGGTGCACATTGTTTTAACAACTTGCCATTCTTAAACACTCCAAGATGCAGATGTGACGCCAACGAGCGAAGTTTTGATGTGTTCCCAAATGTAACCTGTGCATCCGGGTCCGCACTTCCGTTTACTCTTGCGAATCCACATGCACCCAAGGCTTCCAGCTCATTTGCCAGTGCTTCGATAGCGGTTGCGTTGACTTCCTCAGCTGCTTGTGCACGTTTTGTTTCATCAAGAATTCGCTCATTCAATTCGGCTAGCTCTTCCGTAAGGTTTTTACGCGTAGTCGGATGTACCACCGCATCAGTGGTTGTAGCAGGATAAATAGTCTGCCCGCCTTTGGTAAGTTTATAAATTTTAGCCATATAATTCTTATTTTAATTTTGTAAATATATTTTTATCGGTTCCCGATAAAAGGAAACCACTCAATACATCTTCGTATTCTTTATCAGAAATAGAAAAGGAAGAAAGCATCTCATTCTGCACATCCTTTACCACAGAGTCCTTTAATTCGGTACGCTGCTCCTCTGTCATGGATTCCCATGTCATTGGGTCTCCCTTATCACCTTTCTGGTAGTTTGGGTAAACATCAATTGTACCTGTACTGTCATCAGACTTGCCATTGACAAGAACGATGCCTGTAAACTCCATGGATACAAGGTTACAGATACCATCAGCAAAATCAGCATCAGTAAGGTAATACTCGCGTCTGACCGTCAGGTTGCCCGTACGCATGCCATGATTATCAAACACAACCAGCAGGCTGCCATCATCCAGCCTGCGACAGTTCTTGTAGTCGTGTCCGTCAAAAGAGGCTACAACGGGTTTCGACAATGCTGTCTGATAAGTAAACCGGAAAGGAGTTTTCAGGTCTCCATTCAGGTTTTTCTCTATGATTTTAAAATCGGACTGATAATTTATTCTCATAACTATAATATTGATGTTACATCGTCAATTTCCACGGCAGACAGATACTTCTTATCAGCGTCTACGGTTTTCTGATAAGGTGTTAAATCAGGTGCCACGTATCTTTTCAACGCATCGGTAGATAATCTTCCGTTTGTATTCCCTTCCTGAAAGGGTATGTTCTCCTTGCCGTTCGGCATTGTCCGTGCGTCAAGCTCGTTAATCGTTTTTCCTGCCATAATTATTTGTTTTACATTATAAACATTCTACCAATCTCCGCCAATACGGTGATGCCATTAACCTTGATTTCCCCATCTTCATTCCTGCCGATTGCAAACTCCTTATCCGTAGGGATAACTTCCGCAATGGAGACCAAATCATCGTCCGTGAGTGCCCTTTCGCTGACTGTATAGTCATTGTCTGCCGAAGCGCATTCTCTTGCTTCTTCAAACTCGCGCATCAATGTTTTTTTCATATCAACATAAGAGAGGTATTCCTCACTCTGCTTAATCGACTCAAGCTCCTGTTTTTCTTCGTTACTTATGTTTTCTTTCTTCTCCAACTCAGTCACGCGGGGGAAGGCTTGGGCGTCATATCCTTCGGGCTTCAGCTTGGCATAGATACCGCGCATATCCTCGTTAAAGCTCTCCATTGCCCTTTCGTAAGCTACAAGATTTAAGATAATCTTCACCTTCGTTTTATTGGCAAGTGGCGCGCCCTCATCCGATTTCAGAGGCACGAGTTGTAAAAAACTCATTTTTCTGATGATTTCGTTGATTTTCATTTTACACCTCCTTCCTTGGGAATGGAAGACAATATGCTCCTAAGCATACTCTCTATATCTTCGATGGGAGCTTTCATACCTACCGTCATGGTAAACCCTGTGGGCATGATAGAGGCTGTGCCGACATAAGCATCTCCATCCAATACGATATATTGGATATCATTTGTTGTGTTGTTTGAGACCTCACCGTTTTCATAAAGTCTTGTAATACTTTCTTTTTTTCGTATCAGTTCCATATCTGTATAATTTAATGATTAGTATATTCTTTAATGTCTCGGTCCGGGGTTCGGGTCAAGCTTGAGCGGGAACGCCTTCTTCGTGTACTCGTTCGTATTAAGCTGTAGATATACGTAGTACTCGCCAAGAAAATCAGTTAAGCTGAATGTCCCGAATATTTCAACCTCTCTGTCTTGAATCAGATTGAAATCCTGTAATTTTTCCCTGCCCATATCTTCGTCCGAAACCACACGCCTTAGTGTAATCCAATTATTAGTAAGCGTTTTGCTCCCGACTGAATAATACGTAAGTTTAAGATTCCATTTAACCGCAGTGTTAAGCCCGGTCATTGAGTTAGTCACATATTCGGCTGTCAGATTGATTACCAAACCACCCGCTTCTTCTTCCGATACATACTTAACCCTGCCGGGAGAGCAGTTCATGACAGGCAAAAACAGATTAGCCTTGTCCGCCTCGATAATACTTTCAATCTTATTCATGCAAAAAAACGGATATACATCGTAGTATTGACCAAGTGTCAGACCATTGGCAGGCATCTTTAATGTAACCCCCGCTCTGACATTAGCCAGTTTCCTCACAATTCTGTTGGACGAGTCAACCAACATCGCCCCAAACCACCATGTATCAAGGTTGGTAGCGGATTCCATATCGGACAGCTCGACCGAACCGGGACCTGATTTATCTGCGGTAGTAACATTTCGCGCAAGAGAGCACGATATAGAGCCATACATAGACACCTTGGAATCGCAATAGAAGCTATGGAACGGCGGTTGCGCATCGTGCTTGTAAAGCAAGAAATCTGCCAACCTGTACGGACTCGCACTTCCGCCCCAAGGTCTCTCATAGATATATCCGTTCATCTTGTTTCCCGTATACAGCTTGGGGATTTCCTCATAAGACGCTACAGGGGGCGGCTTAATGCCGCAATTCCTCATCGAGCCTTTCCACCAAGCTCCTTCACCGTCAGATGGCATGCTCCTGTCAGGAGCGGCAGAGGCAATATGGACAGGCTTGCATCTTGACCACATATTAATCTCATGGCTCGTGCATAACCCGCTCACATTCGTTTCAGACGTCCCAAGAACGGAAGCAACGTCACTCCTCAGATTGACAGGAGACGTAATTACGTTATTCGAGTTAGCCATATCAATAGAGCAGTAACAGGGTTATATAAGTCGAGATAAAGGCACACATCTCCATCCAAAACACAGGCTTCCTGAACTTAAGGCATGCCAATACGATTACACCGCCAAGGAAGGTTATAAGAGGGACGTACCAAAAACTCATCAGCACTTGCCATACAAGAGAGGCAAGCGCGCAGATTCCCGCGCTTACATAATGGATATTGCGGTTATAGTCCTCCTTGAACAAGGGAGCCGAGCCGACAAACGCCAATGATGCACTTGCGATGAACGCCAGGAATTGGTATTCTTCCTTGCTGGCTTCGATGAACGATGCAATCAGCAGGGAAGATTCGACAAGACAGAAGAGCGTGAACAGCCAACCCCTCTTTCCAAGCCGATAGTATGTGTCACTGATACTTGCAGGGATGCCATACATCCCGACTGTATATCCGATATAGGATACAAACAGAACAATCGAAACAATCAATAATGTAACCATAGTTTTTAATTTATAAATTTACGTTTCAAATCATCAATCTCTTTGTGCAGCTCAATTATCTGCGCCTGCAACACTGCCGTATATTGGGCATAGTTCACGGACAGGTAGTGTTCTTTCGAGCTGCCTTTAGACACAAGCTCAGGATACAATTCTATCATGTCCTGTGCGATAAACCCTATACTTTCCTTTCCATCCTTGATATAGCTGACAGGGGTGATGAACCCTCTGTTCCGTAGCGGTTTTATACTTGATTTTAAACGGATGTCAGAATAAGCGGTAATCTCACCGCTTGCAAGGAACGAACCCTGGACAACCGCCCTGTTATTAGAGGCTTCAAGCTCCAATCTAATCCCCGGGCTGTTACCTCCATCATCATTCGACACTGCTATCAGCATGGTTCCCCATGTGTCGTAATTAGGTCGATACGTGCCAATGGTGTATCTTGTCTGCCATCCAACACCGTCCAGTGTATCCTTCCAACTAATTATCGGTCTACAGGAGTCGTGCATCATCAAGGATAATTGGTTAGCCCTGAATACGGCATTATCCGGATTGAAGTATATCGGCCATTGCAATTGCCAACGGTCTGTCATCGTGCTTGCGAATGATGCTCTGCATTGAATATTATTGTAGCAATAGAGATTCGTAATATTAACAATACCGTCCGACTGGAACTGAGCTACACGCCCTGCCGAAGTGTAGAATGCGATACCGTAATATCCTGACATGTGCACGAAGTTGTCATTCCCTGCAAAGGACAAACCATTCCAAGGACTACCCCCATCGTGAGCATTATCAGGTTCGCTGCCAATTATGGTGCACCCAACCTTATTCGCCCAAACAGTACTCCACATATTGCTATTCCATCCACCGCCAAGGCTCTTGCTTCCCGATGTGGGAATCAGCCCATCAGAACCGAAACTGTAACCGAATCCCGAACCATTAAGGGATATTTTTTTACTTCCGTAGATAGTCAAGGAATCATCAGACGCCTCCTTCAAGTATACGTAATCACCGTCACCGAAGTTTATTTTGTTACCAAAATTCCCGGCTTTGTTCAGGACTATATTATTAGTGGTCGTAGTTCCGTTTATCGCAAGGTTGCCTGTTACTGTCCCGCCTGCCAAAGGCAGATACTTTCCTGTTATAATATCATCCTCCAATTGGGACAGTCTGGTCGGGTACGCAGGAAGAGATATCACCCCATTGGATACATTATAAGGAGTCGTGCCCAGCTTTACCTGCTTGGCATATACACTGCCCAAGTCCGGTATGTGGGAAAAATGGATTCTCTTGGACGTGTCAGACTTGGCAAGCTCATCCCACATGGCGTCTATATCCAAACCGCCACCGCCTTTTTTATTCGTCCACTTGTTTTTGATTGAGTCGTAGGTCAATACCTGTCCTTCCGATAGAGGAGTAACCAGGTCTACATCGTCCAGCATGCCCAATGAGGTTGCACCACTTCCACCACCGGTTGTCGAACCGAACGCAGCAAGGTCACCCGTAGCGTAGAAATTAACCATAGACCCATCATCCTTCTCTACATATACGGCATTATTGGTCGCGTCATATTTCAGCAGAGCATTACCGATTTGGACAGAATTGATGGCTTTTATATGAGTGAACGGATATTGAGGTTCCAATATATATTTGAATTCTGCCGAGCGCAAGAACTTAAATGCCGACAGTAATACACCGACCGTTTCCTCACCGACAAAGAATGACAACGGGTCTGCATGGAGTGTACCATCTTCTTCCCACCAAAGTGCACCGTTGGCAAAGTAACCCGTACCGTCAAAGCGCACAAGACCTTTGGCAACGTTTTCCGGCACGCTGCTTTCCGGATAATCGAATTTGTCCAGCATGGAACCTCCCCACCAGGAAGCAATACCTCCGCCGCGCTTGTCGGATTGGTATACACCGTTCGTGCCGCTCATTATCTTGAAACCGCTTTCCGAGGTGTATCCTAAAGCTAACAATGAGGATTGAATAAGACCACCCTCAATATTGGTATATTCCTTAAGTGCTTTCGTCAGATAGGATATATCTCCTATATTCTTCGATATTTCCTTGATGGATTCGTTAAGCTTGCCCTGTATATAATTGTTCGCGGCATTGACATTGGCAATAAAATCACCGTACTTCAAGTTGAACGCTGAATACTTGCCATCCACCATAGCCACTTCGGTCGCTGTGGTCTTACCGTCCTGAATCACACCGTTAATGGTGTTTATAAGCTCCTGTGCCGAGTTATTGAACAAGCGGTACGCAGTTTCCAACTCCGTCTTTACCACGCCTTCATCAAGAAGCTCATTCTCTATAATCTTATTATAGGATTCTGTTACATCGTTTTTGATGGAATCAATATTATTCAGGTATTTCTTAATCGCAGCCGCTTCCCCTCTGTCTACGATACCATCATTGAATGCTTCATCGGTAAAGTCCTTCATTGAACTTACAGTACTGTCCAGCTTTTCAGCCGCTTTCTT